ACTGCCATATCTAATAAACAGATTAGCATGTACATCCAACCCATTGCTGGACGCCATAGTTTTTGCATCCATTCCGGATCTCTTTCTTTTTTATCGCTCATGTTTTTCGCTCCTTTCGCTACTTAATATAGACTTGCTAAATTAATTAAAGCATTCATAGTAGTATTTATATGCTCTTTTAATTCTAAATCTTGCACACTTTCGTTAATATTCTTTTCATGGTACAAGTCTGTAACCATTTCTTTAAATTCACTTGGGCTAATTTGCTTTTGTTCTAACGCTGTTTTTAATTGCAAAGCACGATTAGCAAGATCCTGCATCGCTGGATCGCCTGTATTATAAATTGCCTCTAGGGCATTATGAACATCTTGACTCATCTTGGTTTCTTCCCGATAACGTTTTGTATGTTAACAGCATTACGCTCAATACTGCTAAACTTTGTAGTACAATACATCATGCTAACTGGTTCAGTTCCGTGATAACGATCGCTCAACCCTTTAACAATTTCTGCTAATTCGTTGCCCATCTTAGTTGCTTCTTCATTGTGTGGAATACTCTGTGTGTAATTTCTAAATTCTACTGCCGTACGCCAAATGCCATCTACTTCAGCAACAACTTCAGGCTTGCCACATTTGGCCGCACCTAAATTTGCCTGTGTACGAATACGATTGATTAATGCGTATTCGTTGTTGTCAAACCGTGCCATAAAATAAGCATCGTAAATGGCACATCCTGATAAACTAGTTGCTAATAAAACTGCCGTTAATAAGCGTTTCATTTAACCTCCTCGAAGATCTTCTTCTGTGTATTGTACCACTGTATCCACTGATCAACTTTAACTTGACACTCCTGATATTGTCCGTAGTTCTTTGAAACAACACTAACAACATCGCTTAGTTTAGTTGTGCCCGGCTCTACTTGTTGTAAATCTGGACATGCTTGAGCAAGTTCTTCTGGAACAGATGGAAAACTCATTTTAACAGGAACAGTTTGTAAACAACCTGCTAACACGACTACTGGAAATAAGATTAATAAACGTTTCATTTCTTCTTACCTCCAGCCGCTTGATTTAAATCATCAATAGCAACAGGATCGATTATGCAAGTAGCATCCATCTTGGCCGCATCTTTTACAATTTTTTCCTGTACTATTATCTGTGTATCGTGTATAACTTTTGTTTTTTCTTGTATAACTGTTTTAATTTGTGAATTAGCATCAGCACTAGCTTGTTCAGCTTTAGCAACTTTATCTTTCATATCATTTACTTGTTCTTGCCACAAACTAGTAATACCAGCTCCGCCAGTTAAGTAAACACCTGCTAATAATACAACTCCACCTAACACTTTAATAATTCGTGCATATGGTTTTGCAGGGGGAAATAATCCTACAAGATCGCTAAAGAAATAAAGTACTGCACCGATACCAGCTACTACAAACCAAAACCATGTTGGTAAAAGTAGTAGCGTATGTTCAATTAGCCATGTTAACATGATTAACCTTGTAATACTTGAATAGCGTGATTATAATGATTTTGACGATCTTCTAAACCTAATGTACCACCGTTAATACGTTTGGTCATTGTTAAAATATCGCCTGTGTCTGCGTATTGGTTTAGGTTGTTAGCTTCCCAGAACCAAGCCGCTGATTGTACACAACCTTCAAATGTTGTTAAGTGTTCACTAGCTTCGTCTAATGATTGATCAGTTGCTTGAGCATAACGTGTATAGTTGTCTTTACCAGTCAATTGAATAAGTCCTCTTCCACAGAATTTGTAACCGTCGCCTGATTCTTCTGGCCCATTGCCCATACGATTAGCATAAGCTCTGTTGGCAATTTTTTCTTGATTGTGAGCATACTCGTTAGCATTACTAGCATTGAAATACTTAGGCCACACTTTACATAAACTTTCTGCTTTATAGTTTAAGTTTTCTTTAATGGCTTTGTATCCACCTGATTCGTGTGCTGTTTGTGCTAAGAATGCCGCAACACGTGGTACTGTATTAATATCATAATCTGGTAGTATTTCACATAGTGCTTCATACCAATGGTCTGCATATGGGTTATTACCAATAATTGTTTTAAATTTATCTAATGTAAAATCGAAATTAAAATCCGACATTCGCTTTCTCCAATATAAGTGCGTAATCTTTGTTTTCAAAGATGTATTGATTACCTATTTTTGTAATATTGTAATCGCCGATATATTTTGTTAAAAACAAAGATTCTGAAATATGCTTTGTTTCCAACATAACCGCCCCCGTTAACGACTCATGCATCTCATATTTGTCGCCGAAGTTTACTATTTTAAATTCAATTGGATCTTTATAGATACGTTTGAATTTAATATTCTCCCCTAGTAGCTTGATGTCATCGACATAACTATTACGGAAAAAATTACTAAAATTGTTTAGTGTGCTTTCTTGTATTTGTTGATCGTAGCTAGCAGGATCAACTGGAATTTTACTAGCTAAGTTTTCTTCTGTAGCTTCTTCGCTTTTAAATTCTTTATGATAACGGAAACGTACATCTTCCAAACCTGTAAGTTTTTTAACACCGTCTACTAATTCCATGATTTGTTCTGCAATATGACGGCTACGTTCTATTTCAACAAACACGCGATGTTTACCATCGTCCATTTCACCCGATGTCGCTTCAGCATCCATGACAAACTGATAACCCATTTCAAAGAAATGTTCTAAGTCTTCTGCTGGATCTTTGCTGTCAACTGTAAAAGAAAGTACAACGATATCTCTATCATTGCCAATCTTACTTTTATATGCATCTACATCAAAAACATTCTTGACTAAGTTTTTAAGATCGCTGGCACGTAATGCTTCAGATAATTCCATTATGCTGGTGCTCCTGGTGTTGGAGCCGCGCCCATTGCTGGTGCTCCACCGCCTGGTGTTGGAGTTGGTGCTCCTGCTCCGCCTGGTGTTCCTCCCATAGGCATACTTGGTGCTGGGCTAATTTGTTGAGCCGCATTAGTATCTAATGGTGTTGGTGTGTTTGTCTTCAATCCGTCTGCGCCCATTTCTTCGCGCATCTTGTTCATGTAACCTTTGTAAACATCGAACACTAATTTCTTAGGCATTGTTAATTCTACAATCCAAACAGGCTTGCGATCTAACTTACCTTTCTTTGTACCAGGACGAATGTCTTCTGGTTTACGAATAGTACGTGCTTCTACTAGATGACTTTTCTGATAGCTGATTTTACAGCCTAGTTCTAATAAACGTTTACCAGCTTCTGGGTCTGGCATCTTATCTCTAGGCCACATAAAGCCTGCTGTAATCCAGTGACGCTCTACACGTGGGCCGTAGGCTAACTCGCCATCTAGCCAGTTTTTATATACGTACATATCCATTTCATCTAGAACACGTTCAAAGTCTTTTAACGCGGCTAGATTGCTGTTATTTTCGTATAGTTCTTGAATGTTGTTTATAACGTCTAATATGTCGTGGTGCATAATTTGTGGGCCCATTTCTACTACATTATTTAGCTGATTTGTTTTCATACATTAGCAGTTTATTCTTTTGTGAAAACAGTAAATAATAGTGTAGGACCTCTGTAGTTATCAAAGGCGGTCACTACAAGTCCTACTTTAACCATGTAGAGTAGGAGCAGACTAGATGAGTAAACAACGAGTGAAAAAGCGTTTTACATCAGAAGTTAACATAATTGATTTTCAGCCATATCTTCCGGCGAAAAAGCAACGTGTGTCAATTCAGGCACGTAATGCTAATCAGAAACTATATCTCAGTAAATTGTACGCAGAACATACAAGCATAGTACTTGCTATCGGCCCAGCCGGTACGGGTAAAACTATGTTGGCTGTACAATATGGAGTTAAGTTGTTTCAGGAAGGCAAGGTTGACAAAATCGTTGTGACAAGACCCGCCGTTTCCGTAGACGAAGATTTAGGATTTTTACCAGGTGACTTAAATGAAAAGATGGCACCTTGGACTCGTCCTATATTTGACGTACTCGGAGAATATTATCAAACTAAAGAAATAGCCAAGATGCTAGAGGAAGGTGTTATTGAGATAAGCCCACTTGCGTATATGCGTGGACGCACATTTAAAAACGCATACATAGTTGCAGACGAAATGCAAAATGCAACTGTCAATCAAATGAAAATGCTACTAACCCGTTTAGGAGAGGGCTCTAAGATGGTAGTCACTGGAGATTTGGCACAAGCAGACCGATTGAGCGATAATGGTCTGATTGATTTCTGCAAACTGCTCGAACAAAAAGAATATTTGGAACATATTGACATCATTCAATTTGAAGCCAAGGACATCGAACGCCATAACGCTGTGAAGGAGGTGTTAGCAGTGTATGGAGAATAAAGTAGAAATACTTTAGATTGTCGTAGAAAAAGGAGTCCTAAGACTCCTTTTTCACTTGTGTAACTGCTACCTTTGACTGTTCGAGAAAACGTATTCCATCTTCGCTACGATAAGCGTCACGATAAAAGACACTCCGAATGCCAGACTGGTATATAAGTTTGGCGCAATCCAAACAAGGAGCGTGAGTAATAAACATATAAGCATCGAGCCCAGACTCATTGCTTTTAGCCAATTTAGCGATTGCATTTGTTTCAGCATGTAAGACCTCCGGTTTAGTTTTTAATACTACTTCAGGTTCATCGTCGCCATTATCTTCGAGTAGTTCATACTCGCAGTTATTATCCCATCCTGCGGGCATACCATTGTAGCCGATACTAATAATTCTATCGTCCTTAACAATGATAGCACCAACGTGTAATCTACGTGCATGACTAAGCTCTGCAAACACTTCGGCAGTTTTCATGTAGGCATAGATAAACTTTGGTTTCATAGGTTAGCGATTCTAATAAGTGTTGCGGCCAAGTTAATCTCTGGATCAATTACCAAAGTATGATCCACAAGTCCTTGTTTAATAATTAAGATAGCTTTATTCTGTATTGCTTCGTCTGGACTAAACACTTCGATGTTGTCATACATCCAGCGATAGATATCGCTCATTTCTTCTGGGCGAGCCTTACTACAAAGCATTTTACGTGCTTCTTGTATTTTACCAGCTTTAAACAGCTCAACCATTTCAAACTTATAGTCTAATGTACCAGCATCTTCTTTATGAGGCGAGTGTAATCTGCCTTCGCTAGTATTTTGTTGTAGCAAGTTCAAGCATTTACGCAAATCTGGATAAGTGCTAGATACATACAAGTCTAATGTTTCTAAATCAAATTCAACTTCTTCATCTCCTAAGATAGTAGCCGCACGAACTGTAAACTCTGTTTGGTCTAGCTTAGTAAAATGGAACTGTTGACAGCGACTGTGTAGTGCTGGAACAACCATGTTAGGATTATTACAAGTAAGAATAAATCTAGCAAAACTGCTGTACTCTTCGATAATACCTTTTAACGAGTCTTGCGCTTGCGGACTCAAACGGTCTGCTTCGTCCAGTAGCACAACTTTAAATGGACCCCATGCAATACTTTGAATAAACGGAACAATCTTGTTACGAATAAAATCAATACCAGTTTCGCGACTTGCGTTAACTTCTAACACATCAGCATCTTCAATACCGATTTCGTTGACTAGCATTTTAGCCATAGTAGTTTTACCAATACCTGGAGTACCACTTAACAACAAGTGCGGAATGCTCTTGTCTTTAATCCAACTTTCAACTTGTCTACGCTGTGCGTTATCACGCCATACATAACCTTCGATGGACTTTGGACGGTATTTGTCAACCCATAATTCAATCATTGTAGTGCTGGTCCCATAAATGTTTTAACTTGATCTCTACTGTTAGAAATGCTATCAACCATACGGTTAAAATCTTCAGTAGACAACGCAGTTTTGTAAATGCTTAATGCTTGTGCCATCATAATAGCGGCCACTTCCATTCCGCCATATTGTTCAATCATGTGAGAATTAAATTCTAAACACTGATTATAAATGTGTTGTAGCTGATCGTCTGCTATCATACTAGTTCCTCGGCAATGCCTAAAATTTCTGCTAATACTAGCAATAGGCCTGCACCTTGAATGTAGGGATTCATTTCAAGCCAACCGCCACCTGCAAGTGCTAGACCTGCCGCAATTCTAAATCCACTTTTGACAAAACTAATATATTTGTGTTTTACTGGATCTGGATGTGTAGTAGTTGATGTATCACCTACAGAGTCTAATAAATCTTTTGCCTTTTTAATATCTTCAACTGCTTCGCCATGTGTACTCATAGTATTTTCCTTATATGTAACTTAACATTGTGTGTAAATCCCAGCCTATTAATAGCGACCAAAACATAGCCCATTCGATTCTGTGATCGTCATAGGCTTCTTTGGCAAAATACACCGCCGCCGCTGTAGCAATAATATGTAATATATACATCTGAGATCTCCTTTTCCTTATTATAAAGGTGACAACAGGGCTAGTCAATAGCCCTGATGCTCAAAAGATAATCTATTAACCGCGTTGACCGTCGTACATTGCTTCTGCAAAGTGTGAAGCATCAAACGAATCACCGTTTGAAGGACTAGCTAGTCCAAATGACAAATCTGATGGTTTTTCATCTGCGGACATGAGGATTGATTTATTTTCAACCCGACGAACTGTTGTAACTGTACCATCATCGTTTTCGATGTTAATACCGCGAGTCCAACGTCCGTGTTCTACTAGAATCCACTCGCCAACTTTTACATCGTCTTGTTCAGGCCCAACCGCCCAAACTCGGCCCCATCGCGGCTTAATACCTTCGCTTTTACCATCATCGCTTTGAATAACAAGACCCCAGCTGGTTTTTTGTTCTTCAAAACTCATATCGGAGATTAGTACATGATCTCTGATTGGTTTAATTGTGCCTTTGATAGGATTAATACTCATACACCACCTGTTGCATCGTTAGCTTGAGCTTGCTCTGCTTGAAGTTGTTCTCTAGTTTTGACAACCTTGCCACCCGGGCCTAGTAAGTCACCACGAGCATTAACCTTCATATTGCCTACAGCAACACTATTCTCATTACGAGCAATTAGCTTACCCATGTCAATTTCTTTACCTTGCATGGTTCTGTATATCATTTTTGGTTGTTCTTTCATTGCCATTTTAATCTCCTGGATTACAATACTACTTATCTGAGGAATTCCTGCCAGTCTAAATTATATTTCAAACTGTCTATTTTGTGTACTCCTATTAAGAATAGGATATAACTTGCTACGCTAGATCCTCGTCCAACACCCCAAACTATGTTATTAGCCCTGCAAGTATCGACAAAGTACTTTAACCAGCGTAGTAGATCCATCATGTTGCGTTCTTTAAAAGCCGCAAGTTCTTCTGTAACTCTAGTATGTTGTGGATCCCATGGTGGCGTTTGTTCCCATATCCACGCTTCGATATCTAATGTTTTATATTCTGAAGGCATGTTCCACTGTTTTTGCCATTCGTTGTCGAGCTGTTCAACAGTTAATGTTGGACCGTTGATTGGTTCAAAAAATCTAACACCGGTTTGATTTTCAAGATTTATTATATCGCTGTTTCGTTCTGCAACGAATACTACATCGGATGAGTTTATTTGATAACCTTTGTATAAGGCTTCAAACAAATCATTTTCATTAAAAATTGGATTCGAGTATTTGTCTAGATTCATTCAACTATTTTAGTTGAATTTAATTAAACTGTCAAGATTATTATTACCGTTTTTCATAGTATCTTGCATCTGCTTGGCATTTCGAGTTCTCACTTCATCTCTGAGTGAATCTAAAACACCAGCAATTTGCCACTGTACATCTGGATTACGTGTCATGTAGTACTTTTTTGTCAAGTCGGAAATCCGAGCATGAAGCTCGGATTCTTTTAATGTAGACAAATCAGATACTAATGGATGCATTAGTGATATTCGCCTAGGTATCTTACGAATACAGTAGTACCACCGTCGAAGCTAGACGCTTCGATAATTTTTGGATTTGTACTTGTACTGGTAGTAATTGTTGCAGTAGCCGCAGTATTTGTACCACCACCGCCTGTAAATGTTACAGCTGGAACAGTAGTATAACCGTTACCACCGTAGGTAACAGTAACAGTATTGATACCAAAACTTAATACAACACGAGCACCATATCCAGTACTTTGAGCACCAGCACTTACACCTGGATAATTTACTAGTGTAGTTTCAAATGAACCTGAAGCAGGTAGCGCAAATGCACCAGCACTTACTACAGTCAATGCACCGATTGGGCCTGTTGAACTATTGTAAGTAAGAGCGACCGCAGTTTGTGTAGCAGTAGCGTTAGCAGACATAACAGCAGATAAGCCGTCATTTGCAACTGAAATAATAGTTGTGTTAGCAGGAATACCGTTACCAGTAATAGCAACTCCTGGGCCAAGATTCAAAGCACTTGAAATATTAGTTAGGTTAGGACTACCGTTAGAAGTATTAGCTGTGAATCCTAAATTCAAACTTGAAACGCTAAATGTTACAGTTGGATTAGAATTAAGCATAATAATGTCATTAACAGCATAACCATTACCAGCATAACCGCCAGTAACTGTAGCACTAACAACTTTATAGTCGGCAGTAGCAGTGGCTACAGATCCGCTAGCTTGTGGACTACCACCACTAAATCCTACAGAAACAGGAAGAGTATAACCGGAACCTGGATTTGTAACAGCGACACTTACAACTTTTTCGCCGCCAACTACAACACCTGGAGTTGTTGTTCCTGGCAATTTTGGAAATGCTGTTTCGTATTTGATACTGTTACCGCTTGCTGTTGCTAGCGTAGGTGTTCTAACTCCGCTACCATCGCTGTAGACAAATAGTCTAACAAGACCGTATGATCCGCTTGCTGGCCAATTACGGAATGTTAGTGTAACATTACCGCCTAGGTATACTGATTGTACAGGGCCGTTTTGTAAATTAATGTCCTGGTTACTAGTTACAGTACCAAGACTAAGGAATGTTCCGTAGAATTGATTGTAAATTGCGTTAGTAATTGTATTTCCGCCAAAGTTATTATTGGCATTTACGAACGCGGCATTTTGCTGTAAAGCAGTAATTTCAGTACTAGCTTGTCCTAAGCCAGTTCTAATATTGCTAAAGTTATCTCTAAAACCTTGGCTATTATTATCCTGTCCTGCTACAGGGTATGTGGCATCAATTGAGCCGAAATTAATTAAACTTTGGGTTGGGTTTGTCATACGGTTATCCTATCGTTTCTGAACACTAGATATTTATCTGTTGAAGATCCGTCCACGGAATCTATTATATATCTGTCCACAGTGTAATCTAGTGTTCTGAAGTCAAAACCACTGTGTTTTATGTTTAAAATTATCTTATCGGCAGTTCCGGGTTTGCAGTAGCATAACGGTACAGCCAGCTTAAATCCTAGCTGTTCTTTCATTCCGGGCTGAATACTACGCATCCAAATAGGCAAATAATTACGTTCTACGTGCCCGATGGATTCTATGTTTTTCTGCCAGTTTGAAATATTGCTTGGGTGGTAAGTATTTGGCGATTTATCGCTTACTTGATACGCTTTACTATCTACAGTAATATTCTGTAGCGGGTAATCTAAATACGGATCTGCTTTGTTTAACAATGAAACATTACTGTTACCGTTTTTGTCAACTGGGCCTAACCATACTGAATTACTAATATCTGCTGAAACAGTTAGTGTGTCGTGCTGGGAATATTTAATGCTAGACGGTAATACTCCGGTTGCAGGTTCTAATGGATCTAACATTTCTACATATACTACTTCATATACAGTTTTTCCGTTTTCAACAGCAACACCTTTTTTAACACTTCCAAAGTGGAAACGTTTACGCTTATGATTTAGACCCATAGCACTTACATATTTTTCAGCAAGTGTCGTTTCTATACCGGCGTATATTAACATATTCAAATTAGTTTGCACACCAAAGTTTGTATCAGCAGGTCGATAAATGCTGTTAATATCAAATACTGTTGGATCATTAATAAACGTAGTCCATGAATTTCTTTGAGTTGGCTTTAAGAACGGTTTAGTTCTAATGTTACTGTACAATATTTGATTTGGAGTACTTATATTAATTTGGAATTGTCTACTTGCTATAGCATAGCCATATTGGTCAGTAGCTTTAATTGTAAATTTGTAAGTTCTATCAAATGTAGTTGCACCGCTATCGATATTAAAACCAGTATCCTGGTCAAACAATATTAGTCCACGTTTACCGATAATGTCGTATTGATGATTATTATCAATGGTTGTAAAATGTCTATCTAAATACCAAGTGCCGTTTTCAAAAGTTGTATAACGAGGTATATTAGTTACACCAAACTGATTTACTTTACCTACAATTTCTCCGTTGACATCTAGATCTAAACCTGGAGGTAATCCAATTTCACTAGGTTGAATATCTTTAGAATAGATAACAACAGTATTTGGATCAGTAGCAACTGCTTGTATTTTAAAATTACTATTATAGTTAGCAGGCAACTCACCTAAGAATGAATTAGTCGACCAATCGATAGTATTGTTAACTTCGCCGATAACTGTAATCGTAAAAGTTTTACTTGTAGTTGCGGGCTGAATGTCTGTACTAGTTCTTGTTCCTGTAATTGTAAATGTATAAGTTTTACTAATAGCGGCTTGGAACGGAATTGATCCTGCTAAGAATACTGTATCGCCAACTGGAGCAAACTGTAGCCCAGGTGGGAGTTTTTTAGCATCGTCTATAGTAAATGTAGGTGCTGTTGTTGTAGCACTTTTAAATGTACTAATTTCAATAGTTATATAATTGTTTGCACGGAACGTTCCTAAATTAGAATCGTTGACAAATAATGGTGCTTCTAATGGTGTAGCGTCTGCTTTGAAAACAGTAGTGTCATCAGAAATTACTGTGTCGTCAGCTGTTAATAATTCTGGGCTAACAACAAATATTCCAAATGTACGTTTGACAGTTTTAGTTCCAGCAATAGCAGTTACAATAAATTCATAACGTTGGTTAATACTACGTGGAGGAAGGGTTGGTGTACTAAAATCAAATATCTCGTGATCGTAATTATATGAGTCATAACCGTTCGATGGCTTGTAAGCAAAATCATAAAAACTAGAATCGTAGTAATCAATGTCGTACGCACCAGTTCCAGTTACTGGAGCAGGCACAGTTAATACTGGATTTACAAATCCATGTATTCTTCCACTAGCATCTAAAGTTAATCCTGGAGGTAAAACACCGTCACCACTAGCAATAAAATAACTTACTGGTTGATTATCGTAATCAACTGCGTTAAGATTAAAATCTACAAAGTTGTTGTTTAGTATATAACGCTGTTGATTAGATCCAACAGGTAATAATCCGCCGGGCGTAACAAACTCAGGAGCTTTACCTGTAGCAACTGTTATTGAAAAAGTTCTGTCGGAAACGCTTGTTCCGTCAGATGCGCGAACACAAAATGTATATGTGGTATCACGAACAACACCATAAGGAATTCCTTTAATCACACTACCAACAATTTTTACACCCGGTGGTAATGATCCTGAGATAACTGTAAAAGTAACTCCAGCAGTTGGAATTATAGGTAATGGCAATGTTAAATTAATACGTTCAACAATAGGCCCTGGATCAAATATTGTATGTCTTTGATCAAAATAAGTGTTGCCGCCATCAAAGCCAAATTGATTATGCGTCCACGTATATCCTGATGGTTTAGTCCAAATATTAAGCATTAGTTAATCCGTTATGCTTATAGTTTTCCAAAGTCTAACCCGTTGTTTATAGGCGCATTGAGATAACCCATCATTAAATCAATAGTGCTATAATTACCAACAATGACTCCTAAGTCGAAAGTAAACGCATTATTTTGTATTAGTAACCCAACAATGCCGTTTAGAACTTGTACATCGATACCGTAGACTGTTGACTGAACATCTCCAGTTCCGTTGGCACCACGGATAACATGTCCGTTTAAAAGTAAATCCCCTCCTAGGCTTGGAGCTGTATCGTTAATAACACCGCCAGCCGCTTTAATATCAATAGTGCCATCGGAGTTTGGAACGATAGAAACGCTGTTGTCACTACTTTTTAAACTATTAAAGTTTATAACATTGCCAACTTTTGAACCAAATATGCCAACGCTAGATTTTATACTAGTTGGAGATGTACCGATATATGTCCCTGGATCAGTAGGATAAGATAAAGTAACAGTATTATATCCGCTAGTTGTGCAGAAATAATGTCCGTTATACAAGGGATTTGGACAGCCTGTTACATAATAATACTGACTGCTTGCAGGCACTGCTGTTAAACGGTCAAAGGTAAATGTTACTAAAAATGGCCCGCTTCCAACTTTACTTGTGTTAGTTACAACTACTGATGTAGTAATATTATTTGTAGCTTCAGCTACTGGGATATCAGTTCCTAATAAGGCAAAATTGGCATTCACTTTAGTAAATGCCGTGCGCAAATCGTCGCCAGACCCGTCGTTTGCGTAGCTACCTATATTAATTGTTTGAATAGTCATAATCCGCTCTCTTTAGTATATTTAGCAGGATTATGCTATTTGATTTAGAAGCTTCTTACGTAGTTTACGTTCCAAATATTCTGGTTAGAATCGCCACGCTGATTGTCTAAACGCACACCGATAGTATCTTTAGGAGTAATATCGTAGTTTAAACTGGTGCGCCAAGTGCGGGTAGTATCGTTATTTGCTACATTAAACGGTGTACGAAACCGCCATCCAACCTGCCCCCAAAACCCGTAGCCTAGTGTACTACGGACGCCTGGTTCGATTGAGTAGTAATCATAGTTACCGCTAGTTGACAGCTTTTCACCTAGTGCAAATCTAGTATAACCTTTAACCGGGTCGTAGATATCAAACTTTGGAATAGCACCAATATCAATGCGTGAGCTAAGTTTGTTAGCTGGCGGATTAGCATCTAACTGTGTTATTTGTAGTGATGTATCCATAGCAAAGTTTTCGTTGATATCGCGAACACCTTTGAAATACCAAGTAGTTGAACTTGGTGCGTTTGCGGCTAGATCGTCCCCCCAGCCTCGTTCGATAACAAATTTGTCTGCAAATGCTGGTGCAGATATTGCAAATAATAAGACTAATAATAGTTTTTTCATACTGTTTCCTTTTTAATTTTACCCCAACTGATACGATTGTAAACTCGTTCCAATGTGAAATATGTGATGGCGTGTGTGCAAAACTTGATAGCGGCCATTAAGAATGCTTCCCAGTTGCTGTCCATAAAGACCATACGTGCTGTGATCATCATAACAATGATTACTGTGATTCGATACACAATGGTTTTTACAACACTACGTAGTGTAGAATCGTTACCTTCATCTCTACGCCAAGATATAAACAACCATAGTCGATCGTAGAGATAATAGTGCAGTGATCCAATAGTTAGTGCTACTACGCTCATTGTTAGAGCTTGTGCCGTATTAGCACCAAACGACAATGCTAAGAAATAAGACACTAATATTGAGATAATTTTATAGATTACTAGTTTTGATACTGTTCTTAACTGTGTTTCTGTTACTTGACTAGACATATTGATTCCTCGTATTTTCCGTTAGTTAATGGTATTTCGTTTTCGTAGCGTACTATTCTGATAGTTCCTGGCATTTCAAAAACACTTTCAATACTGGCGATTGCTTCCTGTACTTGCTCGTCAGTTAGTGGTTCGTCAGTAACCATACGATATTCGATATCGTTGACAGCGTGTTGTATCATTTGGAACTGACGTACTTTAAATGTTTTAATGCCACGGCCGCCGCCTCTCGGCCAAAAATAACTGCCGTCTTCTTTAACAAACATTCCACGTTCACGCCCTAGTATGCGTTTTAGCGTGGGCAAATGGCGACCACAAGTACAAGGTTCGCCTACTTCAGCATAGTCGCCTAGATCGTAGCGTATTGTTGGAGCGACCAAGTTGTGTAGATCTGTTACAACCACACGACCGACTTCACCAGGCTTACAATCATTGCCATCCTTATCTAGTATTTCTACTATTAGGTTTTCAGCCATAATATGATATAACCCAGACTTTGGGCATTGTATAGCAATACAGCCTACTTCACTACTCGAATAGTTATCTTCTATGGTCAAACCAAAGAATTTTTTAACACGTTCACGTAGACTGTCGTGTACTGTATCGCCTATCTGTTTGATGTGTTTTAGTTCTGTTAATCGGCAACCTTCACGTTCCCATATGGTCATCATAGCTTGTAGTACACCTGCATGAACTATTAATATATTGGGCTGGAACTTTTCTAATTCTTCTAGTTGTTTACGTGTGCCCCAGTTAACCGGAATACCGTATCCTAAACCGTTGTCTTTGGCAATAATAGCCACTGGTGCTCCCCAGTTAGCACGTAATTCTGCTTCATTGAAATTAGCACGTATAGCGGCCAGTTTGTTTGTGTAATCTCTTTTAAACCAAGTGTGATCTCTAAGAGTGTGCGCTGACCAGAATACATTATTAATATGTGTACGATCCATAGTAACTGGCTGTCCGGTACTACCGCTAGAGTGTACGTGTCCTAGGGGTTTATAAACATCCGGCACCAAATTGGATTTGAATTGATCTCCTGCACGTTGTATATCACGTTTAGTAAAAGGCTTGTATTGTTTAAGACCTTTTAGTGTCCATAGATCGCTAGGTGCTAGATTTTGTTCCTTGAGTCTATCTTTAAACCAAGGAGTATGTTCAGCATGATGACGAACTAGGCGTACTAGATCCTGTTCTTCAATCTGTTGTAAAGTTTCTAATGGGAACCATTGCGACTTTTCTAGATTTGTGTATAGTGCTAGGACTTGTTCAATCATTTGGTAAACGTTAAGATAGGGCAAGTATATGCAATGTCATATGTTCCAGCGTCAACAAATCTTACATCTTTTGCGCCTAGTGGAACAAACTCTAATATTTCTGCTCTAGTAGGATACCAACCTGTTGATTCAGTATCCTTATAAGAATCTATAGATACAATGTGTTCTGGATCCCATTTAAGTATACTACGGTCTGGAAACAGTTCATTAAACAGGTCTAGCATTAGACTGCTACGGATACAAGAGCCTTCACGTTCGGCAATGTACATAGGCAACAGTCTACGATAAGCACTAAAGTTTACTGTAGGATTTAAACCTTCAGCAATAAGTTGTTCACGTGTAATAGGTTCATCTGGACGTGTAAAAAATCTCATAGCAAACACACCGTCGGGACTTAGCCAATTGTAGGCTCGTTCAAATATAGTCTTAATATCCTTTGGGTATTCAACCATATTGATACTGCCATCTCCTATGACAGCATCGAACTTTTGGTCAAGATCAATAGTTAGCCAATCTGCTTCTATGGCCTGTTTAGTTGCAGTATTGCCGGGCCATACGTGTTCAATCATACTAGGACTGTAGTCCACTGATGTAACATTAGTGTAGGCATTAGCTATTTGCGGAGTAACACCTAGTAATAGTATGTTACTATCGGCAGGGATCAAATTGATAAACGCATCAATAACTTCTTGATTTGGTTGAAGTGGCGGGCCAATTTTGCCCCAATGTTGGCTTCGTGCGGCCCAGTGTGTTTTTTTCATAGCAGTATTTAACTGCTATGATAATTGACGTTAGGGATTTGTGATTGAAGTAATAGTCCAAAAATCGCTGGACATTGTAGTATCTTGAATCACACGATAAGGCATATAGAAATAACCGTGATCGCCCCAACTAGTTCCCCAACTGTTACGAGCAATGAAACGTTGTGTAGAATCATTATAGCCTACAAGTGCTACGGCGTGTCCGCCTAACAGTTGTTCAGTGTTAACATTTGGATAAGTCATAATACCATTTGATCCAATATTATAAAAGCTATCGTAAACATCAAATCCGATCACTACAGGGAAACTACGTGCTAGAGCATTCTTAACTGCGGCAAAGTTAGCACATTTTTCATAAGTTCCTGCTTTGCGTTTGGCCGCGTCATTGTAGGCCGCTAGGTTTGGCTTGGTAGCGAATCTATTAATATTGTAAGGCCATAGGCTTTCTAGTGGCGCACCTTTTTTGTTTACTACCTTAATGCCATCGCGTATGTAAGCACCTGCATCGTAATTAACACTACCTTCTAGTACACGTTCTTCATAATAGATAAACAGTCGACTGACATCTAAGTTCTTACCGCTCTTGCGATCTAAGTATTCAACTAGTCCAGCAACAGCGTTACCTGTACAGGATCCTAGTTGTCCTTGATCTTCAATAGGACTGCAATAGTTGCGAAGATCCACTGCGGCAGGCATCGCTATTGCTCTAGGCACATAGATTTTATCTCTAGCGTCTACTGGCTCGCGTTTCCAATGAAATTTAGGTAATGCCATTTGTTATACTCCAATATATCCGTGTGTACAAGTTCCTTGATATAGCGAGTGTCCGATATACATTCTAAACTGTACTCCTGCACTTTGAGCAACAGTCAGTGAGAAAGATCCTGAGCCATTGCTATCTAAAACAAGATGTCCGTTGTTTGTTCCTTGAACCCAGGTGCTAGCCGGTGCGGCATCATAGTCGACCCACCAATAGACATCGAGTCCTGCTCCAAACGGATTAGATGTAATATTCCAAGTTATAGTGTCGCCTGGGTAGGCTGTACCTGGAGTACCTGTTCCGTTTGTCGACGGAGTTAATGTCATCAATTGCGCTTGTATTGCTCCAGTACCTGGAGTTCCAGTACCACCTGTAGCAGTTAGTTTAGGAAAGTCTAAACTCTTTGTTGCTCCGCCATTACTGATACTGTGAGCTGATGTGCTTTGATCAACTAGTGGATAATAGCCATTCATCAATAGTACAGTGCCAGTCGGTGCTGTTGGTAATCTATTTGGAACAAAAGCAGTACTATACAATGCTGTATTATTAATACGGATACCAGTTAGTTCACCAGAGAAATGCTGGAAGTCGTTATTGCCTCGGCGCCCAATGTATAGCGGATCACTGCTGTTACCTAAGTTAGCACTTACTGGGGATGCTAGAGTCTGCTGTCTTCCATTGTAGTAGACATTTACATCACCTGAATTGCATACCACGGCTACGTGTGTCCAATGACCGGCTAATGGCTCACTGACTAATGATGTTCCGTTGTTGAACTTTAGGCTACCGTCTTGATAGTATATGTCAATGCCGCCACCTGCAGGCGCTTGGCTCATAACAGTATATAGTCCTGGACCGCCTAGAGTTGTCGCTGTTGTATGTTTACTCCACCACTCGATGGTCCACGATGTACCTAATGCCCAGTCGCTAGTTGAGCCACTAACTCCTAGATATTGATGACTTGCGGCATTGAATACTAAACTTTCTGAGATTGGGTTCAGCCCGTAGCGGCCAGCTGTAGTGTTGTATTCATTTATAACGTCAACGCCAGTTATAGCATAGTTCCACACTTTAACTTCGCCCATTAATCCACCAAAGAAGTCACTTGGACTTCCTGTAGTTTGGTACATACCAATATCAAAAGGACTGTTGTTTACACCGATAACGTTGCCACTAGTTGTTGTTACTTCAACACCATTGACATACATTCTTGTGTAGTCAGCATCTACTGTGGCTACAACTTGGGCCCACGCACCTGCTGTTACCACACCTGCGTCAATTGTACCAGTTACTTCCCAAGGAGAGTAACCTTTTGCGGTACTAAATGTTAGTGTGCCGTCACCGTTTATTCTCAACTTGTGGCACAATTCTTTGGCTATGATTGTTTGATTACTGCCAGTAACTGCTGTAGGTTTGATCCAAGCACTCAGTGTTACAGTACCATAGGTTGAATTATT